CGATTTTGTACTGCTTTTTTTCGTGATACTTTAGGGCTTTCAAATGCCTTGATTGCAAATGTCTCATCACTTTGAGCCTCTAATATAATACCACAGGCTGCATTTTTTAAACCCAACAGTTTTGCGGCATCTTTTTTTAAGTTTACTCTATCATATTTTTTTCTCATAATCTTTACTTTATTCTTTCAATAAAAATAGGAGTCTGTTTACCTACCCAAGCACCAATAATGTTGTAGGTATAAAATTCCAACGCAGTTTCTCTTGTCATCTTATCTCTTTTCATTAATTTTTTTATTACTTTTCCTTCATCGTAAGCAAGTACTAAAGGTTCTCCAAATCTATGAGACACTCCTATAATACAATCATCAAAACCATCTGCTTTCATAAACTTTTCATCAGGATATATCTTTAGTATTTCTTTCATTGAACCACTCCTTTGGTATAAATTTTTCTGCATATATGAATCCATTCTTTTTGCACCAACCTCCATATGTTGTTTTACTTTTTGGAGAAAGTTTATTAGTTGCCCTGCCAAACACAAACCTAATATCCAATTCGGGATGCTGTTCCTTAATCAATAAATGTTTTTTACGATCTACCATCTTTAAAAATCCCTTGCACTCTACATGTAAATTATATTCTGGAAAATAGAAATCCGGTGTATAAGTTTTAGGAGGCAAAACATATTGTATTTTCTGTGTTTCATACTCAACTTTTACACCATATCTAGTAACAGCTGTCATAACACCCAATTCAAAATTGGATCTAAATTTATGGCTACGAATCAATGGTTTTACTATACCTCGTTCTAAGTGTTCCTATAGATTCTAATAAATAATCATAGGTTTTATATGAATACTTCTCTAGGTTTTCATCATCTGACCAATCACAGGTCAGTACAACAATCCCCCCTTTTCTCAAATGTCTATGTATCTTCTGTAATCCTTCATCAAGTATTTCTTTTTTACTAGGAAATATTCCATCAGACCAATAGCTTTTTTGTGCACTAGATGGTTTCTCCTTTACTACTAGACCTACCGTATTGGAATAGTTTCTCATTAGTATAGCATAATCACTACCACTCTTTTTCTGTTCATTATCAAGGTAGACATAGATAGTGTCTTGATTTATTGATATGTCGTGTTGATTAATACTACTTTGCAGTAAAACAGGCATTATTTTATTTCCCTAGTTTTTAGTTTTGTGTACCAAATATAGGGAGGATTTTTTGCTCTGCTTGTAACTTTGGGAGCAAGAACTGCATCTTCCCAACAATGATTTTTATATCCACAGAAAGTACAAGGATAGGTCATAATCCTATTTCCACTTTCTTTTTTTACCCCCTTATATGGACCAGATGTAGGTTTGTATGTTTCAGCATAGTCATCAAATTCTTTCTTAAATTCTGTATCAATACTTTCTATATTATGTTTTACAATTTGTAATGCTTTTAGTTTTTCGTGGTCTTGTTCTTCCGGTGCTTCACATATAGCCCATTCTCCTGTTGCTTTATTTATAGCAATCCACCCACCAAATTTTGATTTACCTGCATGTGAATATGAATACCCTTGAGCAATATACCCAAATGTATCATCTTCTTTTACCTTGTTATATCCACCCCACTCACCAAATTTAGAATCAAATGCGTATGGACTGGCAGTTTTTACATCATAAATTTTATCTTCAACTTTTACATCATATGTTCCCTGCAAATTAATATTTGCTATTTTCATACTTACTTCTTTTTGAAATTCCTGTATCTTCAGACCTGCAGCTTTCATAATAACAATAGCTAATGCTTCTATTAAGTCTCCAATAATAAACCGCATAATAGCACTATATTCATACTCTTGCTCTACTCCTTTTTTCTTTAATTTTTGCTGACAAAGTGGTTTACCAACTTCTGACATTCGGAGTCGCCAATCATCTCTCTTTTGATTGAATTGGCGGTCTAATGCTTTACCACAAAGTTCTTGAAATTCTTTAACAAGCTCGGGAGAGATTTTACTCTCCCCCCTGCTTGCTCCTAATAAGTAGGATTGTATTCTAACTAGTAGCCAATTCACCCTCGAGACTATCTCCTAAACTTTTATCAACACCTTTAGTAGTAGACTTTATAACATCCCTATATTTTTTAAGTATAGAGTCATTAAAGCCCTTTATACCTTTGAAGAAAAACTCCATTAATGCTTTATCGTCAGCAGTAAATTGAGCATTTCCTTCGTGTTGAACAATAGCCCCATAGAAAGTGTTAGCACCTTTTTTATTCTTGGCAGTAGTTAGTCGCATAACAGTTTCCCACATAGGTTTTTTTTGTTTATTCAAACTGCGAATAAAGTTACTAACAGGAATAAAAGACACACCCTTAACATACCAAACAACAGGTATATTTTGGATAGATGCTTTTTCTCCTTTAGCATTTATACCATTTGCGGCAGCTATACCATAGATAACTTGATTGCATTTCACATTTTTTTGCACAGCATACTCCGGAGAGTTTGCATCAAGTTTATCCATTTCAGCTTTTGCTAAACGACCACATCGTTCACCACCAGTAGAATCGTAGAATACGCCATTAAGTGTATTTAATTGTACAGTTTGAGAACCAAAAGCTTCAGCTTCATTATCCCAAGCACTATACATAAATAACCTGATAAATGGTCTGAAAGATGCTTGTTCGGCAAAAACAACTTCACCTGTTTTAGGATTTTTAATTGCATAATATCCTCTAGGTAAAGAATTACCTTCATCATCTTCAGATGCGTGGTTTATCGATAGTCTAGGTAAACCACTATCTTCAGAACCACTATCAACTTGCCCTGTAATTTTCATCAAATCTGCTGTTGAAACCTTACTTAAGTCCGCAGGCAAAGCGGAACCATTATTATCAATCATAATTAAAATATAGGTTATCTACAGGATATTGTCAAACTATTTCTTTTAAATTTAACCAATCCTCACCAATCTTCAATTCTGTTCCTATTGGCATATCATACTCTATGTTATATCTCTTTTTACACTCTTGAACTAATGAATACATACCTTGTTGAAGTGCAATTATACAAGCTTTTTTCTCATCCGGATGAACATCAATAATAATACTATCGTGAACCGTATTTATAATTAAAGATTTCAACTCTAATGTTTTCATAGCTTTGTGTGTCCTAACAAGTGCTATTGGTAAAAGGTCAGCAGTTGCAAATCCCTGCACCGGATAATTTTTTATAGAAGTTGCATGGGATGCAGTTCCATATCTAGTTCTTTCAACATATGGAAATTTATAGACTCTACCACTAGGTAATCTTATTCGTTTGTATGCGATGGCTTCTTCTTGTAATTGCTTATGCCATTCAGCAACACCGGAGTATTTAGTTTTAAACTTTCCATAGTATTCTCTTTGTTTTTCTGTTCCCTGTGTTCCACCATATAAAGGTTTGAATGTATGAGCTTTTGCATCTTGTCTAGAAATACCCATAACTTCTGCAGTATAACTATGGACATCAACATTATTATCAACATCATCATACACCTGTTTATCCTTACTTAAAAATCCTGCAACTCTAAATTCTAATTGGGAATAATCACCCTCTAATATCAACCCATTCTGAAAGCGACTTACTATAGCTTTGCGAACAGGAAAAGTTACACCTCGTGGCATATTTTGAAAGTTTGGACTACGAGATGATAACCTTCCTGTAGCAGTAATACATTGCATAAATTGTGGATGAATAAAATCCTTTTTATTTAATGATTTTTCTATGCCCTCAACAAAAGTTTTTAGATATGTTTTTATAGCAGAATACTTAATATATTTTTTTATAAATTCTTTTGCCTTATCACTACAAGTTAAAGTTAATTCTTTTAAAGTTTCACTATCTGTTCTAAAACCATTTACAGATACATCATATACAGAACGAGGTCCTATCTTTAAACCGGCAACTTTTCTTGTTGCTTCATAATAAATTCCTTTACCATCACAATTCTTACATATATATCTTGCTGTTCCATAAGTTCCATCTTTTCTTTTTTTAGCAACTCTACCTGTTCCTTTACATTCATTACATCTGTGTGCAATAGTAATTGCTTGAACCTGTGTCATACTTTTTACACTTCGTTTGAATTGATTATCTGTGAGAATTATTCGTCTCTTTGCTTTTCTAGTATTGCCTCTCATTTCAAAACCTAAATTAAAATAACCTTTCCATAATTTTTTATCCTTAACTTTTCTAGAATAAACAATGACCGATCTGTCATCTGCACTATTAAGATTAAATGGAGTATCACCCATAACCTCTTTACCAATTAACAACAAATCATTTTCTAACTGATTATATTCTTTGGTATAATCATCTTTAATTTTTTGTAAAGTATCTCTATTAACCTTCAACCCTGCTAATTCAATATCTGTCAGCACTCTTGTGACTTCAAGAGATAATTTACAAGTAGGTATCAATGTCATTCCTTACTTACAACTTTTTTAAAAAGATTAGTATCAAAAAAAACACACGGTTCAACATCTTGTGCATCCGCCCTGTCAGTTCTACCACCAAATGATATAGTTAATTGTGCGTAGCTTAACAAACTTACTTCACAATAATACAAACCATCACTAAATTTTACCACCAAATAAAATGGTAAACCTGTTAGTTTGAACAATTTCATACCACTCATATATTTATCTAAACTTAACATATATGTGTCATATGTAGTTGAATCGTTATCCCTTCGTTTAACTTCCGCCCAAGAAGTAACATTTCGTCTATCGTCTAATAATGCAAAATCAAGTCTATGCTTAATCGGTAATTTTTGATAAAAGATTTTCCAAGCATCAGATAATTCATTAATAATTGCCTGTTCTATCTTTCTGTCTTTTGCAGTTTCATATATTGGTCTCATTACAAGAACTCCTTATAAGATGTTTTTAATAACCCTACCTGATAATCAGATAAGGATTTAGTAGCCTCTATATCTGCAATACCATATTTTTTCACAATACCCCAAGGGATGCTATGAAAATCTATTCCTTTGTTCATATAGTCACTTACTAAATCTTTTTCCGGTCTTTTTATTTCTCGTCTTCTACAACAGCCATCTAATGTCAAATCACATTTTATCCCACCAGCCATTAAATATTCAACAACCATTGTGTCATAGACTGCCCCATCATATGCAAAACCACATTCTAGTAGCCATTGCAAATCAAACTTTATATTATGTCCAATTAGTAATTCTGTTTCTTTCAAATAGCTGTTTATTATTTTGTGAGATTTTTCACTCTCGTCACCACTCTCGTGGGAAAACTTATAATACTCTACAGGATTTATATCTGTTCTAAATTTTTGTAATCCAATAGATACCAATTTATTTCCTTCTACAAAAGGACTAGGATCAGTTTTGCCATTGACTTCTTTAAATGTTGTTTCTACATCAAGCACCATAAACATTACGGATCAAACCTTCCTTTTATACAATCCATTTTACAGGAAACATAGCCATGCCACCCATTAACTTTATTTTTACTGACATTTAATATTCTAGTTCCATCAGTATCTATTTCTGAAGGTTTACCAATTCCAATTATAAAATCAGCTTCACCAGCTTTTCCTGTTCTAGAATTGTCAAGCATAGCATATGTTATTAGCTGCCTATTCTCACCATTATAACTAGCTTGTGAAACTGCCCACACTAGACAATTTGCTTTCTTACAAATTTCTCTAGCTTGCACATATAAAGCTTTTAATTTTTCATCACCCCTATCATATGAACCGGCAATTTTTATTTTGTCTAACTGATCAATAAATATTACATCCGGTTTGTTTAATTCTGCGTGTTCCATAACTTCAGAAATGTCAGTCCCCACACAATCGTGAACAGTAAGATACGGTTTTATTACTTTATGATAAATTTTTTTACAGACTTTTATATCTTCTATCATTTCCTGCTTTTCTCGTTCAAAATAACTTTGTAAAATTCTTAATTTTATTCTAACAGCTGGTTCTTCATTTGCCCAATAAACAACCTTCTTTTTTTGTTTAATATATTCCTGTGTTAGATGACAAGCAAATGTTGTCTTTCCAAGTTCCGGTCTTGCGAGAATAATTCCAAAATGCCCACGAGATAATCCCTCAATGTTTGAGGACAAAGGATCTAAATTAAATTTGAATTCTGTATCTGTCATAGCTTCTTTTAATAATTCCTCAATATCTTCATTAACAATAGTATATGTAGCACCTCCCTCAATTTTTTCTTTATTAATTGCATCATCAATAATTTTTTGTAAATCACCAAATGTTATATTAGTCTTACCTTTATAAATTTCAACAGCTTTTTCTCCTAATTCCCTAGCTTTATCTCTTTTCCAAAAATTATAAAGAACATCTTTTGCTAATTTTACATTTGGTATTTTTACAACTCCTAAATCTTTTATTACATCTTCAATTTCATCTCTTGTTGTTGGTGGTAAAGCTGGAAACTTATCACGATGAACCAACAGCAATTCCATAACATTAAAAGTAGTTTCA